CGTTGTCTCCCACATAGCGCAGTTTCATTGTCGCACTTTCCTTTACAGAGCGGCGCAGACCGCGATGGTGATCGTCACCGTCACGATTCGTCCCTTGTGTGTTTCGTCCCAAGACGACTCATCTTGCGAGTCGGCAGGATTCGCCTGGATGACCAGACCGCCGAGCGAAGGATCTTTCCGCACAACGTATTCGACGATGCTTGCCAGTTCCCAGGCTCGATTATAGGGCGCGATAGCATCCTCGCCGCCACGGAAGACCGAGACCTCGACTTCGATCCGGTAATCCTCACGTAGCCAGCCAGCGCCGCCGTCGCCAACCATCTGCCAGGGCACCGTGTTTCGATTCTTCACCTTGCCGATCATTACGATGTCGTCGGGCTGGTAGCGCGCTGGGTCATCGAAGCACACCAGCAGTTGGTGACCGGGGTCCACCGTTGCCGCGTCCGTAATGCCCTGAGCTAGCAGAGCTTTGACTTTCGGGACTGTCGATACCGGAATGGTCATGCCAGCGCCTGCGTCCGCTTACGGCCTTCCAGGATCGCCGCCATACGCGGGAACATACGCATGTCTTGGGGCATCCACGAATCTTCTTCCATCGAGCGGAAGTTCGGACGGATACCCTGTTGCGTTTGCTGCCAGAGACCTCGAATGTCTTCCAGCGCAGCTAGCTTGATGTCGGCAGGTACCGAAGCCAGGCCGGACGTGTACGTGATGACCAACGTCGATCCCAGGAAATTCATTGGCATTCCAGTGATTCCGCGACGGGTAATCAGGCCGGACTCTGGTCGGTCGATCGAGTAGCCGTAGTTGCTCGTCGTCGAACCGGGAGGTTGCGCTGTCAGCGTGAACGGTTGCGTGACAAGGTATTCGATCGCGCTCGTCACGGAGATGACCGGCACCTTGGACAGAACGACAAAGCTGCAACCGGCAACGTCCAGAGTCTCGGTCGTGGTCACGGGATTCACTGGGCCGGTGATGTATTCGACGATCGGGGTTGCCGCGTCTATGAATGCCTGTAGTTCGGTGTCGTGGGTCGTGTCACCGGCAGGCATTCCGAGATGTGCTTTCACCTGTGGGAGCGTTACCAGTTGCGTCATGTTCTGTCCCTTGCGAATTGAGTGCGGGCCGAAAGACTAACTCCCGGCTCATCTTCCGACCCGCAGCATGAGAGCGGCCCTGCCCCAAGTGTATTGGAGACAGGGCCACTGCCGGGTGGGTCAGGCTCAGAATGCGAAGCCGTCGAGACCCTTGCCCGCTGCCGGGGTACCGACGTTGCGGATCTGGACAATCGAGCTGCCGTAGCGATCGGGGATCATGGCAGCGTAGCCGAGCATACGGAACAGGACACCGGCCTGGTCTGCATACGTGGCGTCGAAAGCCTCTGCGCGAGGTGCGCTTTCCCAGAGCTTGATGTCCTGGCGAAGGTAGACGTAAACCACGTCGCCAGAGTTGACGTTGACCGGGATCTGGGGATCAACGAAAACGTCCATGCCAGCAAGGGTTCCGACGCGACCCTGGGGCTGCACGGTGGCATCCTCCGAGTAGGCGTTGAATGCGCTTGCCGTAGTGGGGAGCACCAGGGGACGACCCGAAGCATCCGACTGTGCCACAACCCAAGACCAGCGGGACGGGTGCATCAGAATCGTGTCGGGCGAAAGGAACCGCACCGAGTGAATCTTGGCCTGTGCCTGCAAGATTGCGTTGTAGAAGTTGGTCGAAGTCGAAGCGCCAGCCGGGACCAGTGCGCCGCCCGAGAACGACATCTTCTGAGTTGCGTCGATGGTGGCCGATGCAATGTCCAGTCCCGCAGCAGATCCGAGACCGCGAAGGTTGCCAGCAGCGCCGGAACCTGTGAGGCCCTGCAAGTCGATGCTTGCCGCGTAGGACAGTGCCAGATCCTCAAGGATTACCTGGTCGAACGGAATGGCCGACTGTTCGAGGAGCTGCAACGAAATCACCTGCTTGCCACCGACAGTGGTGATGCCGGACGACAGGCTCGTGGTTGCGATGTCCTGTTCGGGGAGCACCTGCAACTCGCCACCAGCCTGCAAGCCGGTGATGGTGCCCGTGGTCACCTTGGGAATGTTGATGCTCGACACGCCAGAAGGCAAGGGAGCCTTGGCGAATGTGTCGACGCCGACGCGACCCGGACGTGCGAGCTTGACGAACTGGTCGACCAGCCACTGTGGGGGAGCGAAGACACCGGCGTTGCCGGAACCGGGAGCGTTGGCAGGACCAACCATGTCGCCGGTCGTCTGTGCGGCGCGCTTCTCGTTTTCGATTGCAGCGTTACGGCGAAGGCGCTCAGCCGATTCGGGATCGTTGCGACGCGTGGCCTTGTACAGATCGCGGAAGTAGGATTCGCTTCCGGTGTTGTCGGCACGGTAGACGGGAGCCTCGGTTACCTTGGCACCACCCACCTTTGCGCGTGCTTCGAGTTCGGCAGCCTTGCGGGACTCTTCACCTTCGAGGTCGGCAATGCGAGCCTCGACGATGACCAGCTCGGCCTTGATGCCGTCTGCCCGTGCGCCGTCTGCGTCGTAGGCAGTCTTCTCAGCCTCGGACAGATCGCGCTTTTCGGAGATTGCGAGGTCGACAGTTGCGCCACGCTTGGTCTTGATTGCTGCCAGGTCGGCGCGCAGTGCTTCGGCGCGGGCCAGTGCAATTTCGAGAGGATTCATTTTGAATCACCTTGTGTGCGAAGGAAAAATCACTTGGCGTCACTTGGTGGTGTTTGCACTCACAGGGCGTTCGTACGCTTGCCCCGGCAACCCGGCCTTGATCCAATAACGAACTGTACCACTACACAAGAAAACCCTGCCTCGTAATCCATTGAGTTACAACGGATTACGGCGGGCAGGGTGTTGACCTACTCAGTCTTCCAGTTCGGCCTTCATCTTGTAAAGCTCTCCCATGAACGAAAGGTCGACTGGCACTTCGTCTTTCGTGACATCGACGATTTCCTCGACGACATCGGCTGCCTTGGCTTCCTCACCGCTGGCAAGCAATGTCAGCAACTGCGAAACCGTAGCCGCGACATCGGGACTCAGTTGGCCGGACTCGCGAACTTCTGCCGCCAGCGAGTGAAGCCGAGCTGCCTTCTGCGACCGGAAGGCTCGAGTGACGCCGACACTGGTCGTAGGGTTCGCGCCGTAGTTCACAGCCGACACGTCGCCACGATCGAGATTCAGTTCGAGCATCGAGCGCTCGTCGTAATCCGGCGACCACTTCTGTTGCATCACACGGAAAGCGAACGACATCTCGTCAATCTCGCCGTCCTCGATCGCAGTCAGAAGATCGCGCGCGTCTTGGCGTTCGGTGTTCAATTCCGCGACGGACAGCAGGCCGGTCGAGTCTTCACTCAGAATCAGGCTGCCCGTCTTGGTGCGCGCCATAGTCATTCCACCGTGGTTGGCCAGGAACGAAACGTCGGCACCCTCGGCCAGCGTCTTCGAGAATGCGCCAGCCCGAACAACTTCCGAGTACTCACCGAACATGTCGTACATCTTGTATGGCTGTTCGGTAGTCGACGCGTAGCCGGTCAGGGTCATACGCTTCGCAGTCTTACCGGCGCGTACCTCGAATTGCGTTGGGTAGGCACGGGTCTCTGCCAGCCGGGACACGACGCCCCTGGACGACTTGTCATTCGTGGTCATGAGTTCTGGTCCGATCCCTTGGGTACTTTTGCCGGTTTGCCTGGATTGCCTGGGTTGGCATCCGTCGGATTCTGCGCAGCTTCGACGCTGGTATTCACCTTTACGCCTAGCTTACTGCCGCCAATCACATTGGTAATTAACGGAACTAGGTTGACTTCCTTTTTCTGTTCCTCGGTCATCGGGAGCAGATTCATCTCGGCGCGTACCTCGGTCGGTGTCTTGACCTTGGCGGCGATCTGTTGAATGTGAACTGCCGCAGTCGTTTCGGCGTCGGTTCGCAACAGAGCCGCGACATCGAACCGAACAAACGACGTACCGGGCATGAGTCCGAACATCGAGTCTTCGATTCGCTTGAGCCAGAACGAAACACAGTAAGTCAGGAAGTCGATCGAGCGCTGTTCCACGTTGGCGTAGGTCATGCTGTTGCTCGACTCGGCACCGACCATCTCTGGCGGCACGTTGAAGAACTTGCAAATCTGCGACGCCGAGAACTGTTGTGTCTGTAGGAATTGCGATTCCTCGGGCTTGATGGA